CCAGTGAAGTAGTTCTTTACAGCAGTCTTCGCTACGTGGATACAAATTACGCCATCCACTTCGTTCGTGATCTTGGTCGAGGTTTCAGTCATCGACTTACCTGCGACTTCACGAGCAAAGTACACTTCGGATTCGTCATCCAGTTCTTTCAACAGCTTCTTCGCTTCTGGGCTCAGCTGATGCGGAGTAACGAAGCAGATACCACGCGCAGTGGTGAAGGAACGCACACGACGGTAAACCAATTGCAGTTTGTCAGACTTCGACTCACCCGGCACCTTGTCAATGTTTTGTAGGGCAAGGTAGTCGTAGCCGTAGAAGATGATCTCATGACCTTGAAGCTCGAGTCTCCGTACACGAGCGAACATGTTGGCGATGTTATCTTTGTACGCTTCGATCTGGTTCATGACCAGATACCAGCCGTTCTTCTTGAAGCAGTTGGCGATGGTGTCAACAATGTTGGCGGTGTCAGCAGTCTGGAAATCAGACTCAGCGTTGAACTCGATAGTGCATGCGAGTTTGTACATCCGCATGATCACCAAGTCCATGGTGTCTTCAGACGACTCGAAGAGAATCGTTGGAATCTTCGCTGCGTTACGCAACATCGGCTTGTTGTACAAACCTACCGACGCAGTGATGTGCGCCATACCGAACGACTTACCACGGTTGGTCAGTGCTTCCAGCATGTACATCTTGCCACGACGGAAACCACCGTCCGGTTCCAGTCCTTGATTCAACCCTTGGATGCCGGTCATGAGAATACCGTCACGACTGTTTTCTTTCTTAGCCATCTCGATGATGTCAAAGAAGGATTCAGGCTTGGCGGTGTTTACCGACACCACGATCTCAGACTGACGCTCACCGAAGGAGCTGTTCACCTTGTCTTGGATCATGTCCATCAGGTTGGACCAGTCTTCCCGTTTCATCTCAGCAAGATCTTTGTAGACAAAGTCTTTGATCTTCTGTTTGAACTTCTTCTGGAAAGCCTCGTCTTCCGAGTTCATACGAATCTCGGTGATCTGCTTGTAAATCAGTTTCCGAGCCAATACCTCGGATTCCATTTCCTCCAAACCTTCCTCGATGATCTTCTTCAACGAGTCGTCGTTCTTGGTGAACAAGACTACGCGCTGCATCAAGAGAGATTTTATAAGTGGGTCGTCATCCTGCTGTGTAAGTAGCCAGTGAATGGCTGCTCGAATACTTTCACGAATGTTCTTGTCTTGTACTAGAACATCTGGGGGTGGGACTGGGAGTTCTTCCAAGATCTCTGTCAGCTCAGCGACCAGGTTTACATCCTTAAGCTTCTTAGCCTGGTACATCGCTGTCAACAGTTTGACCAACACCAGCAAATCGTTCATGCCTAACTCCTAGGAGTGCAAAGTCTATGATCTTCAAATACCCGCACGGGTTTCCGTACGAGTTGTATTTCTTGACCGGGGACCTTTTGGGTACCCTGGCTCAGCAAGCTGTCCCCTTCAACAGCTTGTCGAAAATTTCTTCATATCATGATAAGCTCACTTTCAACGAAGTGGCTACCTTCATCGCAGTCCAGCGCGCCGCGGCTCGAGTCTTTGGCGTTGACCTGCCAGAAGCCTCGAGTGAATTCGGTGAAGGTTACAACGGCGGAATGGTCGCCGAAGCATTTAATGGGATCGATAGTGAAGCAATATTCGGTCACCTTAAGGCTGCAACCAGTTTCCACTCGACAGTCATCGGCCAAGTTATGTTGGTGGCCGTGAATGTTGACGGAGATCCTCGCGTCGGTAGTTGGCATAAACTGGACGCGAAAAACATCTCCTGGGCCGTGCAGGAAACAATATATGAGCGAGTGGGATATTTGGACTCGCATTTCGGCAGCGTTGCCAAACCAGCTTTGGGTGAGCTGACGATGACCGAAGTTTATAAAACCGTGCATCTTCAGAACGCCTAAGGGGCCTTGCACATATTTTATGTGCAGTTCTCTTGCGCAACAAACATGTTTGTTCTCAAATTTTCCACAGGACCTGACCCATTATGGCCAAGCAATTGACTACCTCCCTGAACGGGGGTAAGAACCTGTTCGACGCGATTCGCAAATCCCTCGTGAGCGGGGGCCTGTCCACCGTTACCGGTAACGAAGGCTACAACGAACTCAACGGCGCCCTGGCCTCGCACCAAGGCAACGAAAGTCTCCTGCTCCAGGACGTGTTCAAAGGCATGCGTCGCAATGCCGTGGACGTCGTCACTGCCGGCTTCGGCCGTACCGACCACAAGACCATCCCGGGCGACCTGGTCAAGACCTACAACGAAGCTGGCGAAGGCTTCAGCCAAGTTGCGGGCGTCGAAGGTTTCTCGATGCAGAACTTCGGCGGTAAGGAGCAGGACATCCGTGCTGCCAACCTGACCCTCAACGCCCAGACTCACCTTCAGACCAAGGCCGCCGAGGCCATGTTCGCCACCGTCGGTATCGGTTACCACGAAGAAGGTGCTGAGCTGACCGTTCGCGCAGCCGGTCTGGGTACCTACGCCTACGGCAACACCGCCTGGCAGTCCGCTTCCGATCTGCGTCCGATCTTCGGCCTGCTGCGCTCCGGCGAAATGTTCAAGGACGAAGTCCTGAGCGTTCACGCTGTTTACCCGGCCGACGCCCAGTCGCCAAACCGCGACTTCTTCGTCGCCGAAAGCCTGCTGGCTCCGCAGCCTGTCTCCTACATGCAAGGCGACGCCTACGGCCGTAGCGCGCACAACACCCAGATGCTGACCGTTCCGGTGATCATCCCGAACTACCTCGGTCTGACCCAGGTTCCTGGCCAGCGTCCGTGGACCAGCACCGACGAGCTCGAGTCCAACTCGATCCGTATCTCGCGTCTGGCAGTCAAAGGTAAAGTCGGCGCCACCGACGTGAACTTCTTCGTCAACACCGCGGCCATGTCGAACATCTCGTTCGTACCTGCCTCCGGCCAGCAGACCTCCGACGATCGCCAGCTGTCGCTGCGCATCAAGGCGCTGCCTGCCTTCGCCGTGCAAGACAAAGACGGCCAGCCTGTCGGTGAAACCCTGTTCGCCTCTTTCAAGAGCGCTGGCTGGGAACCGCTGCTGACCATCAACCTGACCGGCCACTTCCAGCGTCAAACTGGCGAGCTGAGCCTCCAGGCTGGTTCGGTGTCGATCTTCGGTATCCGTGACATCAACAACCACGAGCACGTGGTGAAAGCTGGCTACGCCGACTCGACCCAGAACGCTCTGATCCGTACCTTCACTGCCGGCGGCGTGATCGGTGCTCAACCGACCCAGAACGTCAGCAACACCAACCGTGGCAACTTCGGCTACCGTATCGAAGTATACGACGCCAAGAAGCACCTGTCGGTTCAGCGTCGTTCGCCGATCTCGGTCAAGTACCCGATCGCCAAAGACGACGTCAACCAGGCTTCCCTGGACTTCGCTCTGACCCAGATGTCGGTCGTCATCAACAACCAGTGCTCCAAGCACGCGTTCGACGAAGCGACCAAGCACATCGACTACATCACCAGCATCGACGGTTCGCCTGTTGTTGGTAATGCCCAGGGTTCGGAAGTTCTGCCTGGTCAGCACTTCGTTACTGCTACCGCAGTGCGTCGTAAGCTGAACCTGCTGCAAGTGGTTTCGGCCGATGGTTCTTCCGACGTGTTCGGCGCCATCAGCTCCGCCATCACCAACGAGATCGCTGATATCGTTGCCGCCCTGAACACTCGTTCCGGCCTGGCTGCGATCACCGAGTACTCGACTGGTAACAGCAAGGGCAAGTGGACCGTCATCACCCACCAGAACTTGAGCCGCTTCATCTTCCGCTCGGGTGACGCTCGCACCATCGGCCCGGTCGATAACCTGGAAGTCGTTGAAACCAACTTCGACTCCGAAATCGGCCGCATGATCATCATCCCGACCAACGACAGCAACTCGGAAACCATCAACCCGATCGCCGGTATCGGTGTCATGGTCTCCAAAGAGAACATCGTCGTTCAAGGTAACGTGACTCGTGACCAGCAGGACTTCGGCGTTGTCATGACGCTGCCGACCTACAAGCACTGGGCACTGAACGTCGTCATCGGCACCCTGGTGATCGAAGACGCCGACCAGTTCCTGAGCAACGAAGGTCTGATCAACGTCCTGGCCAAGAAGCGTGTGTCTCTGGACAACATCGCCGACTTCCCGGTTGCGCCTGTTGACCCAAACGCACCATAAGCCCTACTGACTACGGTCGGCTCGAGTTCCCTTGAGTCGACACGGTAGAGCTTAGCCTGCGGAAAAGTTGAACTATAACCCCTCCCCTCCCGCAATGGGATGGGGAGGGGTTATAGCGCATTTTGATTTTTCATCAGAAATTTTGAAACCTACATTATTAGGGGGAATGAGATAACAATGATTACTTGTGGACGCATGAGTAATCTTCCATTTAGAGGATCCTCCCCATGGATAACAGTGTTTCTAACTTTAAGTTGGAATACCGTATTAGTAACAACAGTAACTCGGAGTTGATTGTGAAGACCCAAGGTGGTCTGAACTACATTATTCGGAAGTCTAAGCAATTGGTTCATCCGGATAGTCAACACCGCCGCGTATTTATCAAGTTGCTTGGTGTAAAGTTTGATGACCTGTGGTTAGAACCGAAGAGCGCACGCACGAAGTTTGACCGCTTGGTGTTGGAAGAGTTGAAGAAGGAAGCTAGTCGCATTAACACAGCGGACGATTTTAGCTACCGGACGTTCAGTCACGATATGAATGTATGCATTCGGCTTACCAGCGATCTCGCTGATGAGAACGGCATTATCCATAGCGACATTTTGTCGGTGAGTATGTTCAGTAGCCAGGAGCAAGCAAACGTAGCGCCGATCACCAGTCCTGAGTTCACGCTCGAGGAACTGTTTGAAGCAGCGACCGAAGCTCGTGAGGGTCATCCTCCGAGCGGACTGCATTACTTTATCTACCTGAATGACCCGATGAGCACTCGGCGTCCCATCTGGACCAACGTCATGGGTAAGGCGGTGCAAGTACCCGTCACCCACGATACATCTAAACCGGCAGGACTTTACGTGGGACTGTCTTACAGTAATACTCCACCGCACGCGCAATATTACAGCTTCGACCGGCTGGAGAAGGCTGACCTGGACTTTCTGGGGTTGTTCACAACCCGTGAAGAATGCGCCTTGGGCGGCAATACCGAACGCGCGCTTAGCGCTGAAGGAAAACTGAAAGACAATCTTAAGGATATGGGCAAACTGCGCGAAGACTATTCGACTGTAGTTGACTTGTTAGACAAGGCCAACTTCAATGTAGCAAAGCTGGGGATGGATTTAACTCAGCTCAAGGCGGATCATCGGTCAGAAGTTCAGCAGTTGAAGCAAGATCACCGATTGGAATTGACCAATCAACAATTTGCCCAGAACGCGTTAAAAGTAAAAGGTGATATCAAGGATACGATCACCAAAGCCAACATGGAGCTTGATAAGAAAAGAACCAGTACCACGAGTTGGGTAGAAGTCGTCAAAGCCACTGGCGTTGTAGTTACTACTTTACTGACGGGGTATAAACTATTGACTTCCTAAGGATTAAAAGGGATGGACCATAGGTTAATTAAGCATATCAACGACAAGATGCCTAAGTTTAATCAGGCGCTCGTTGATGGCTTTCACCAGAAAGAATTCGACAATGGTCTCGTGTGGTTCGGTAACGCCTTGCGGAGCATCCTTAAAAGCGTAGAAGTTCGGGGAGTGTTTTATCGGGATTGCGTTCGCGCTACGCCTAAGGAGTACATCGACTACTTGCGTTCCAGTAGTCGTAAAGTGTACGATGTTCATAAAGAAACCCTGTACCCTGTAAAGATCTTGATCGACTACAAGGACAAGGGTGGAAAACTGATCGAATACTGCGCGTTCACCATGTTGCCCTACACCAACAAATATGGAGACTTGTGGTTGCGTGGCGCCATGTACAGCCTCCAGTTCGTGTTGGCTGAACGTGGTTTGCCGGTTACAAAAGAAAACGAACTGTTCGTCAAGGTCTTGGGCTTCAAGTTCAAGATCGGTGTCGAGCATTTCAACTTTGATCAGATCTTCATGGAAACCGGTGCGCAAATCAACCGGTCCACGGATATCAACTTGGCAGCCAATCGGTTTTATAGCCCGACGGACGCCCGGAAGATCAAAGACAGCAAAACCCCAACTCCTCTCCTGGCGTGGTACATCTTCGCCAAGATGGGGTTCAGTGACGCCATGTCGCAATACGGTGAGTGTGACTACCGT